TATATTATTAATAATATAGATACAAATCACACTATTTACAAAATTAAAGAAAATCATTCGAACCTTCAGTCTTCAAATAGATTTGACACAAGAAAAAACTACGATATGTTTATGGTTTATCAAAATAAACATTTTGAAATTGATAATGATATTTATGTAAAAGCTGATAATGAAATTGAAAATGATAGTAATGAAAAAGATAAGACAAATATAAAGACTGATAAAATAACTATTACTATTTATTCATTTAAATATTCATTGGCTTATTTGAAAAAATATATTGATGATATTACTGAGAAATATTTGCTATCTATTAAAGAGACAAGACAAAACAAGAGGTTCATTTATTTTCTAGACAAGACAGAGATTAATTCAGATGAAGAAAGCAAGCTTGATTGTTGGAGAGAAGATTTATTTGAAAGTGCCAGAACATTTAACAATATATTTTTTGATGGTAAGAAACAATTAATAGAAAAGATTGACTTCTTTTTACAGAATAAAAGTTGGTATTATGAAAAAGGAATCCCATATTCTCTAGGAATTGGTCTTCATGGCCCGCCCGGAACAGGTAAAACATCTTTCATTAAAGCTCTCGCAAACTATACTAATAGACATATTGTCGTAATCTCTTTAAAAACTATCAAGACTAAGCAACAACTAGAAAATTTCTTCTTTGAAAATACATACAATGATGATAATGAAGACAATACTATTACGTGGGATAAGAAAATTTTGGTATTTGAAGATATCGACTGCATAGGTGATATTATTTTAGACAGAAATACTAAATTTACAGAGCGAAAGACACGTTCAAGAAAGAAGTCTCCTTTTGATAAACCACCTGATTCAAATACAAAAGCAAGTGAAATGAAAATTGGAGAAATTTTACAAGCTGTATGCGATTTAAATGAAACTGGAACTGCGACAGTATCAGCATTATCTAAAGAACAACCTATCACATTAGATGATATTTTGAATTTATGGGATGGAATTAGAGAGACTCCAGGTAGAATTTTAATTATATCATCAAATCATTATGATAAATTAGACCCAGCTTTAATTAGACCAGGAAGAATAGATATTACACATGAGTTGAGTAATGCAAGTCACAATACAATATCTGAAATTTACTCACATTTATTTGGAAATAAGATTGACAATAATAAGTTGACAAAGGTGAAAGAATATTTTTACTCTCCAGCTGAACTAATAAATATATATGTAAGCAATAAGAATGAAATAGATTTTATGAATAGACTTATAAAAAATTCAAAAGTATAAATTAAATTAAGTTGAATATTTAATCAAAATTTTGCGTTTTACATTTAAACTGTATTTAAATACTTATAATAATGATAGATGAATATGTTAATAAATTAATTGAAAATTTACCAGATGATTCAAAAAATTTACAAAGACTCGATTTAGTTTTAGATGGGGGTGTGTTTAACGGTAGTTATTTAATAGGTGCTCTTTATTTTATTAAGGAAATGGAGAGAAGAAAATATGTAAAAATTGAAAGAATTTCTGGATGTAGTATTGGTTCAGTTGTTGCCTTTTTATATTTGATTGATGCCCTCGATGTAATGCCAAAATTATATGATATAGTTAAAAATGATTTTAAAAACAATTTTTCTTTAAATTCGATTAAAACTCTTAAACTTTATTTGCAAGATAGAATCCCGGATGATATATGTAGTAAGGTTAATGGTCGATTATTTATTTGTTATAATAATATTAAAAATAGGAAAAAAGTTATAAAATCAAACTACAAAAATGTGGATGAAATAATAGGTACTATCATAAAATCTTGTTATGTACCATTTTTGATTGACAATAACATGTTATATAAAAATAAATATATCGATGGAATGAATGCATATATTTTTAAAAGTGAGCCAAATAAAAAAATATTGCATATGGAATTATTTGGTTATGATAAGGTAATCTATTGTTTAAACATTAAAAATGAAAAAAGTAATTTTCATAGAATTTTAACAGGACTTTTAGATATACATAGTTTTTATATAAAAAAATGTAATACGTCTATGTGTAGTTTTGTAGAAGATTGGAATATGATTAACAAATGTAATTATAATGCAAAATTAGTATTTGAATTAATAATAATAAATGTTTTTTATTTTATAAACTATATTAAAAAATATCTACCAGATGATATTAAGGATAATATTTTTATTAAAATAGGTAGTAAAATTTCATTTGATATATTTAGTATAATAATGGATACTTATTTTTTATAAGTTTAAAATAAAAATTGTAAATATTAATAGAATTTAAATGGATGCTATTGATATTACAGACTCAGCATTTTCTTTAGATATTCCTAATACAAATGATATTATTACTATGGATGGGGTCATGAAAGATTATACTATGATTATTTATATTGGTGCTACTATTTTGGTTGCATTTATTGGAATGTTTGTTTACAAATTTTATACGAATAAGAAAGTAAATGATAATCAAGAACTAGACTGTGAAGGTGGATTTTGTACAATGGGTGACAAACCTCCTTCTACAAGTCATATTTAACTCGGTGTCTTCGATTTAACAAATTAATAAATATCCTTTTTATTTTTTCTAGTCTTTTTTGAACCATAAAGATTAAAAAATCCACTCTTTTTTGTATGTTTTCTCTTTTTCTTAATCTTTTTACTCGTTTTTCTCTCTTCCTTACTGGTTTTTATATCATCTGGTTTATAACTTAAAAACCATTCCTCGAATTGTTTTTTATCATTTGTTTTTTTTAACTCCTTATATTTTGCCGCTTTTTCTGCTTTCATTTCTTCAACTGATTCTTGATGACCATAACATGTAATGCTAAAACGTTTAAGTAAGCCATTTTGAGATAATCTATTTTTCTGTTGAACATCAAATAAAAATTTTGACATACAAAGTATTCTATCAATAAATTGATTATAATATGGTTTATTTGCATAAAGAAATGCTAGATAAAAACTTAACATAGTATCAATAGTTGATACTTTAACTTTCTTACCACCCATCATTAATACGTTGTAACTATGACACCCAATTGGTTTGTAAATAAATAGAATTGAATCTTTACCTACTTTAACTTCATAATGTTCAGGAACTATCTCTCCAACAGCAGGTTGTTTAATAATTTTTACATTTTTGATACCATTATCATCTAATCTTTCTTTTATTACTTCGGCAGTATTTTCTGGATTATTTGACAATACATCAAAATCTGCAACTTTTTCCAATTTTTTTTGCAAATTAGCTGGCATATATTGCGAATAAAGTGTGTTAGCAAAACCACCAAAAAATACAACACCTTGATTAATTAATGTATTTTTAACTGTTTCGAAAATTTTATCTTCATTCTCTCTATTATCCATTTCACGTTGGAAATCAACATTATTACAATCAATATCTGTTATGGGATAGTTTTTATTTAAAAGCGTAAGACGTTTTAATACCTTTTCCCATCTACTTATATCACCTGCTGGTCTAGATAATTCTAAATACATAGACATTCTTAGAAAATTAGGGGGTGCGTATAAAATACCTCCTATGCTAATTGAATCCTCTTTAAGTGCGTTAAATATTTCTTTTGGTATATGCGTAATATCAGCAACTGCCATATAATTTACAAAAACTTTATATGTACCATGATGCTGACCAGATTTAGCTTCAACATCAATAAATCCTTTTTTATAGTAAATATCAGCTAATTCTTTTGCATCTTCTAAGGCATTTTGAGAGAAAAAATCATAGTCAGGAATTTCAACGTCTTTATTATAAAATCTATCTTCTTCAGGTAATATATTATTGATTGCTGTTCCACCATAACATATTTCTTTTTTTCGTTTAATAAATTCTTCAACGATATCAATTATTTTTTGGACGTCTTCTGAATTTACGACACGTTTTCCCATTTTTTCTTCAGCTTGGTCAACCGCCATACGCAAGATTGCTAATTCACAATCTGCAAATGATAAATCTTTACAATTATTTTTATCTTTTGGCATTCCTATATTATTCAATTAAAATAAAATTGAATAATAAAGTAATTTATTATAAATTTAATAAACAACTAAATTATTAGATATGACAACAATCGAAGAAAAAATGCAAGAAATTACTGCTCCAGTCATTGCTCGTAGAATTAAGAATGAATTGCAAAATATGAAAAAAAATGGAATATTTTGTAATTATGATGATGTTGCTATAATAAAATATGATAAAGAATATTATCATATAATTTTAAAAAATTTAAAAGATAATCGTTTATATAAATTTATTATTCCACCTAATTATCCATTTGAATCTCCTAGATTAGAATTGAATCAAAGACCATACTCACATTATGTTAAATTTAAGTCTGACAAATTTAGAGAACTATTTATTAAATATAAAGGAGATAGATGTTTTTGTTGTGAAACTATATTGTGTCCAGATAATTGGGGTCCTCAACTTACATTAAATAGAATATTTGATGAAGTAGATTTAATTTATAGAGAATGTCGAGAAATTGTTGATAGAGTAATAGTTAATGTCATTAAACGCAAATATTCAATCGATGATGCAAATATTTTAGAATGGCTTTATTAAATGGAAGAGCTGTCAAATATTGTTGTATATTCTAATAAGCTACCATATACATTCATTAGATAGTTTTATTTACACTTATTTTTCATCGTGATTTTTTGTCATTTCTTCAGTAATTCGCAATATCTATATATATGTATAAATTAATATGTTAGAATTTAAAACTATAATAATCAGTGGATGCAGTTCTGGTTGCATAAGAATAATCAGGGTTTTGAGGTGTTGGAGAAGGAATGGTAACTGGTTCATATCTAAGGTCGGCAGGTTTCAATGCAAATGCATACCCAGCTCTATCAAAGAACAAAGCATTTTCCATAAGGTAATTATCAACCAATTGGTAACGCATAGCAACCATTTGACAACCACTTGCTCTACAAGTCATGCCACTTGGATTAGAAGGAGACGCGCCAGAATCTGGTAAAACTATAGTCATTCCGCGTTTATTATATTCAGTTAGTTCGTTAATATCAGGATTATTTTTAACATTATAAAAGTCATATAATCTCATAAAAATAGAATTACTTGTAATATTAACATATTCCAATAAATCAATATTTTCTAAGAAAGCTGTATTAGACCTATCCATAATCAAAATTACTTTTCTTCGTAATTGTAACAAAGGAACATTTCCTAAATTTTTTCCTTCTGATTCATAACTATAATTCATACCCAACATAATATCATTGTTGGATTTAAAAATATCTGCTAATTTAGAGTACATTGCTTGATTATCACTTTTACATCTCAAATGAATTAATAATGGGTCAGTTGGATTTGGACATGTGCCTCCTGAAAAAGCATAATTTCTAATGGTATCCATAACGCTTCCAAAATTTACAGAATTAAATGTTTCTTTCACATAATAACTATCAGAAGTACTAGTAGCAACTACTGGTTGGTCATTTACCGAATAAATTTCGAAGTCTAAACATCTAACGCCTTGTTTGATGACAGCTTTAAGATTACAAACATTAACGAAGTCGTTTTTATATGAACCTCCTGAACAGGCATTATATGCAGTTTTAATATAATAATCATAAAGGTTTCCACTGCAGTCAGGGTCACCAGAAGTAATCGGTCTTATATTACCATCAACACTTGAATATAAATTATTCATATAATCACATTCAGCATTTTGAAGTCTAGAAAGGTAAATTAAATACCCAATAAAAATTATTAAAATTATAAAAATAAATGCCATAATCATATAACTTTGAAAATCTTCATCCATATTTTGTATAATTCTTAAATAATCACCCGTATTTGTTGTTGACATTACTAATATATTAAATTATTATTAATTTTTAGAATTAATAATTAAATATGATGAAATTAATAATTAAAAAATAATAAATATATATACCAGATATGGGAGGCGGACTAATGAATCTCGTTTCGCAAGGAAATGCGAATTTAATTTTAAATGGTAATCCTCAAAAATCATTTTGGAAAGCAACTTATAAGAAGTATACGAATTATGGTAAGCAAAATTTTCGAATAGACTATACTAGCACACCGCAACTAAGTCTTACAGCCGAATCTACATTTACATTTAAAATTTTGCGCTATGCTGACCTTCTTATGGACTGTTATATTTGCATAACATTACCAAATATATGGTCTCCTATTATGCCACCTCAAGCATACCAGCAAAATGATGGCACAACTGCTTACTCTGATTGGGC